CCAGATACCCATAATAGGTACAACAACTAAAAGATATCCAATAATACCAAGAGTATAAGGATTTTCTAATACCCACCTTGAAAAGTGTCCCATTAGTATCCCCTCCAGGTCTTGAACTCATAGTAAAAATATTGATCAACACTATTATCTAAAGGAGCATCAACATCCTTATGGGCCCATTCTATACAAAATTGTTTGATTTTCATATCACTTAATGCACCTCTTCCCCACATTCTTACAAACGCAGAAGCAGCAAAGTGATATCTTTGTTTAATGTGGGTATGCATGAGTAAGTCCCCACCAAATCCACAGTCCCATAATTGAACCGTAGATTAAAGTTGAAAAGAAAAGTGTTTTAAACATCGGAACTAAAAAGATTAATGGAGAGTAATCTTGAACCATGGAAACACTGGCGGAATAGCACCAACAAGTCTTAGAAGTCCCTCAGCAAATAAAGCAAGAACCACCCAACCGACGCACATACTAATAATTGAAGCATTACGATTGTGTCTACGGATTGCATCATCAATCATCTCCTGAACTTCAGAACGTGTGACAAATTCATCTTGTTCTTGCATCATTCATCATCTCCAAGAAATTTTGCTAGAGGATCTTTTCTTGTTTTAAGTATTTCACATGCTCGATAATAAAACATATTGTCAGTGTTGCCAGAAGCCTCAAAAGTCGCTTTGATCTTCACCCAATTATCGTAGGTGTGTTGATCCATACGCTGTTAGGTTGAATAATATTAGTTATGATAACAAAATATCTTAACTTGTCAAGTTTGTGTTGATACAAAAATATAGATTAAAAAAATCTAAAATCTTGTAGTATTTGTAACGGAAGTGGCTGGATTCGAACCAGCGGAGGCTTTCACCTCGACGGTTTTCAAGACCGTTGCCATAAACCACTCGACCACACTTCCAATATTCAACGAACGTCAAACTCAAGTCTACGGACTTTACGTTGTCTTCTTGCTTCCTGGAAAGCAAGATCTTGAGATGAAAGAACATCAGATTGTTTTCTCTGATTATCAGATTCTACCACAATTACTTGTGATAAGTCAACTGCAGAAATCTTATTCTCTTTGACTTCCATTTTGTTTGGGCAACCACAAATTTGTAACTTTGCAGTGCCAATCAACTCCTTATTACAGGACTTGCATCTTACTACTAACATGACTCATTACCTTAATCTTTTAAATAAGATCTTAACATCCAGACATTTTTACCATGTGCTTCCATTAAATCTTGAACCAGATTTGCTGTAGCATATTGTCTTTGCTTTTCTGATGCTTCAGAAATTTTAGCACACATTTCACAAAATGACTTGTTATCAGCAAGCAACTGACTGACCATTGCTTCTGCAGTAGGAGAATTGCTTGCTTCAGAAATTTCAGAAGTTTCAACAACTCGACTAATTGGACCGATAGCCTTCATGCGAAGATACCGCATGTGTTCAGTCAATCGATCAATTTCCTCAAACATTGTTTCATATTGCTTACCAAACAGTTCATGCAGTTGTGGGAAATCGGAACCCACTACATTCCAATGGTAAACCCAAGTCTTTTGAAAAAGGCAAAAGAGACTTGTCTGTGCTTTATGAAGAAGTTCGTATAACTCGTCCATTATCTTTTTGAAGTATTTATAAGTGGGAGCAGAGGGATTCGAACCCCCGACATTCTGCGTGTAAAGCAGACGCTGCTACCGCTGAGCTATGCTCCCGTTTTTTAACCTCTTTCTAACGGCATTATCACTCCAATCTCCGATTAACAGTCGGGCCCGTTCGCTTGCTCGGTCGATGGGAATGAAGGGAAAGGAGAGCTCTTGGACGAAACCGCAGGATCACTTTCCCAGAGCGAATGACGGGGATCGAACCCGTGACACCAACTTGGAAGGATGGGATGTTACCGCTACACCACATTCGCTTATAAGACAATTATAACCGTTTATGGTTTAATTGTCAACAGGCACGGAGAGGGTCGAACTCCCAATCGACATCTTAGAAGGATGCTGCATTATCCATTATGCTACGTGCCCTTAACGACCTTCTTATTATACTACTCTTTAGGGCAGTCGTCAACCCAAGGAGCACAAAGTCGTATCTCACCACCGAGTAGTTCTTGCGCTTTGCTACCGTCAGATGGTTTCTCAATCAACCTTGGTTTAGGCATTCTAACGGTTCCATCATCACCTGTCAAGCGTTCATACTCTGCGATGGCCGAGTCTACATCACGCTTGATTCTACGATTTAACTTCGCAGGATCTTTAATAACAAACTCATTAAGAATAGTTTGTGGGAAATATTTTCTTTGAACCTCATCCAGTAAGTCCCAAAGTCCATCTTGAGAAACTCCTGTACATTGTGAGAGTGCTGCAATGATAGAACTTAATACAATTCCTATGATTGCATATTGTTTTATATCAGGTTTCTTTTTACCAAAATTAAAATTAATCATAAAGGGGAGTTGAGCACTCCCCTTATTTATTCTATTGTATCAAACTTCTACCGTAATCAGTCGGGACGCATAATCATGAGCATACGAAGTGCGGGCACCATGATGGCCCCAACCAATCCAATCATACGCATAGTCCATGTAGCGATTAATTGATTTACCAGGAGTTTTTAATTTCTCCTCAATTCTTTGCCACTGGATCTCGTTTGTTAGATAACGAAGTTGCGTATTAAGCGATGATGGTGACCCACCATGCTTCTTAGCAAAATCACCCAATCCATAATATCTGTTGGCAGATGTCCATTGAATCAGTCCGTAACCGCCATAGCAATTACGCCAACTGGTTCTACTACCACCTTCACAAATGTTAGGAACAAAAGTTGATTCCTGACGAATATTACCCATGATGGTAGCAAGGGCGTTTCTGTCTTTAATACCACGTTCCTGGAAAAATGCCAGGGTAGCATTCTCATTGTCATTACACCCTTTACAAATTAGCCTTTTCTCTTTTGGCTTTTCAGGCGGAGCAACCTCCTTGGTCGCTGTCAGTGTTTCAAACTCCTTAATGATTGAGAATGGCACTGGAGGTGCCGTCAGAGGAGGAAACAGGGGCAGTGTTGCCACGTTGGTTGTAACCGTTGCCAGAAGGGGCAGGGCTACAGTAAAGAATTGTTGCACTAGGTTAAATTGAACTCTACATCCGTATAGGGAAAGCGCACTTCCCTCTTCTCAGAGGGCAGACCCCACGGCTCTAATTGTCACTCAAAATCTCATTATGAGAAAACCCACTCTTTTGAAGTGGGTTTAGTCATTATAAGTGATTATTTATTATTTGTCAAGAATGTCAATCTCTTGATCACCAAATCCAGGGGGTCTTTCAATCACTAGACACTGTAGATGGTTTGACCCTTCAGGAAGATTAATCCACTCATCAAATTCTTCAGCAATTGCAATGGCATCAAAATATCCATCCATAGTTTCTGCATCTGCCAGATGATGAATTCTATCGATACTCCACTGACGAATATACTCTACTGGTTCAATCGTCTTTTTCATAGTAGTCTTTTCGGAAGTACCTGTTGAGGATGTTGCTATTGTAGTATCTTGGGACTCCGATGTCAAGCGATTCCGTAAGGACGTTGTGTGCGAAGAGTTGTCGCGTTTCTTCAAAATTAGTTTTGCCTTTTGTTTTATGTAATGAGAGAATAATGCGCGTAAAATTTTCCCTACCATATTTTTCTATGTCTTCTTTGAGTTCAGGACAGGAGCCATAATATACTTTCCAATCGGACTCTGACTTAACCTTTCTAGATTTTCCTCTTGGTGTGCGGAAACTCCAGAAATACTTTCTGCCAATATAGTCACGATTAGTTTGATTGCAATGAATATGATATACAAAACCAAAATGATCTTGAATATCACTTGAACCAAATACTTCCCCATTATAGGTCCAAGGGTTTTCATAGTCAATATCTGTATTCATCTATTATATACAACACTTCGTCCAGATATTTATGAGCAAGTCCTTTCATGTCCATATCGTGACGAACATGTTCTACATGCAACTGATGTTTTAACTTTAATACGCGAACTTTAATTTCGTCTTTTGGTATTCTATTTTTAGACATAAAAAAAGGAGGGTTTACCTCCTTTATGTATCAGGATTACTGAACCATTCTTTACAATAGTCATAATCACCAAACAAGAACTCATCACATTCTGCTGCACTTTGATATGCGTTCAGGATTTCCTGTTCGCACCACTCATCATAATTGGAATCCTGCGAAAGTATTTTTGGTAACATCTTGTTTAATTCCACCAACTACGTATGATTCGACCTCCGTTTCCTGGGGAGCTACCTGAAGTCCTTTAGAAGAAATCCAGTGCTGAGTCCAAGGAAGTGGATTGTTGTTTGCTGAGATATCATACTGTGGTTTGAGTCCGATTGCTTTCAGTCTACGGTTTGCGACCCATTCAACATATTGTTGTAACAACTTATCATTAAGTCCGATCATGCTGCCATTCTTGAACAGATAATCTGCCCATTTCTTTTCTTCGTTTACAGCGCGATCAAACATCTTGTATGTCCACTCTTCTTCCTCTTTCATAATCTGCTTCATCTCTGGGTCGTCACCGTCACGCCACTTATTCAGAATATTCTGTGTGATTGCTAAGTGTTGGTTTTCGTCTCTTGCGATGAGGCTAATGATTTTAGCTGATCCTTCCATAAGCTTAAGTTCACCAAAGGCGAAACTACAAGCAAAACTAACGTAGAACCGAATACCTTCAAGAATGTTAACGTTTGCGACTGCTCTGTACAGTTTTCTTTTAACATCGTTGAGTGTTTCCTTTGCGTTGGTTACTCCTTCAAGTCTGAACATCCAATCGTTAGATGTCCCATAATTTTGGGCTGATTGAATGAAGTCATCATATGACTCTGTAACGCTTCTAGAACGCTCTAGAATGCGTTCATCGGTGATAATCGTATCGAACACCTCAGATGGGTCTGAATAGACGTTCTTGATGATGTATGTGTACGAGCGACTATGGATCATCTCCATGAATCCCCACACTTCCATACATGCTTCAAGTTCTGGAAGAGAGCAATAAGGAATGAATGCCATACCAGGACCACGGCCTTGAACAGAGTCAAGCATGATCTGATACTTCAGGTTAGAAGTATAAATGTGCTTCTGTTCTGGACGCAGAGTTTGATAGTCACCACGATCTTTCTGGAGAGACACCTCTTCGGGTCTCCAGAAATATCCAAGTTGTTGAGTAGTCAGTTTATCAAAAATAGGGTACTTGTATGAATCGTATCTTTGAACTCCCAATGGTTGACCAAAAAACATTGGTTGTTTCTTGGTGTCAACTTTTTCAGTATTAAAAACGGTCATTCCCTTAATTTGAGAATCTTCCGTTTTGGAAATTTTAAACTGCACAGGATTCACACTCTCCCTCCTCTACTGAACTTAACTCACTTAATAAATCTTCCAGATTGGGTTTCTTGTCTTCTTCAATTTCGTCAGTCTTAATATCGTAGGTATTTTGATAATAAGAAGTTTTCCACCCGTACTTGTATGTAGTCAAAAAGTCTTGTGCCATCACGGACACTGGGACTTCATTATCTGGATAATTCTCCGGATTATAGGACCAGTTTCCAGAAATTGCCTGATCAAAGAACTTTTGCATAACAGCAACAATATGAATATACCCGCGATTGCTAGGCATATCCCACAGAAGCGTGTAATTGTTCTTAAGTGTATGATACTGAGGAACAATTTGCTTGAGTGGCCCTTTCTTTGACTTCTTAACGGACAGGTATCCACGGGGAGGTTCAATTCCGTTGGTTGCGTTTGACACAACGGAACTGCTCTCCGATGGCATCTGTGCGGACAGAGTGCTGTGTCTGAGACCATGTTCCAGGATTGATGCTCTAAGACCTTCCCAATCATGTTGAAGTGCAACCGATGTAATTTCGTCTACGTCCTTTTTGTATGTATCAATAGGAAGAATTCCATCAGCATACTTTGTGCGACCGAAGTTCTCACACCATCCCTTTTCTTTTGCAAGTTGATTGGATGCTTTAATCAGATAGAACTGGAATGATTCTGAGAGTCCATGAACAGCGTCCCAGGCCTCCTGAGAGTCGTATTTGAATCCCAACTTAGCGAGATAGTGTGCAAGACCAATGAAACCGATTCCAAGCGACCTCCGTGCCTTTGTGGCTAACTCTGCAGATGCTACTGGATACTTCTGATAATCAATCAGTTCCTCCAATCCACGAACAGAAAGATCACATAGTTCTTCTAACTCTTCGTCAGACTTCACTTTACCCACATTAATTGCCGACAAAATGCACAATGCAATCTCGCCATTTTCGTCATCGATGTGTTGGATAGGATATGTTGGCAGAGTAATTTCCTGACACAGATTGCTCATCTCAATCTTATCCTTGAAGGATGAGTGAGAGTTGCAATGGTCAATGTTCATGATGTAGACACGACCCGTTTCCGCACGTTCCTTAAGGAGGTTGAGAATGAGTTCTTGCGCTTTAATAGTCTTTTTCGGAACGGTCGGATCGTTCTCATATTGTACGTAGAGATCATCAAACTCAGGGAATCCAAAGCTAGAATAAAGTCCAGGTACGTTATGTGGGGAGAAAAGCGTAATTTCGCCGTCTTGAATAAATCTTTCATAGAACAACTTACTAATCTGAATTGAGTAGTCAAGTTTACGGACACGATTATCTTCCGTACCCTTGTTGTTTTTAAGAACCAAAATATCTTCTATTTCTTGGTGCCAAATGGGGAAGTGTACTGTCGCGGATCCACCTCGTATGCCATTTTGCGTGCAACATCTGACAGTCGCTTCAAATTTCTTGAGAAATGGTACAACACCCGTATGTTGAACTTCTCCCCCTCGGATTTTACTGTTGATGCCACGGATGCGACCTGCGTTGATACCGATGCCCGCCCTTTGTGCAACGTATCTGCCAATAGCCATATCGCTGCTAAAGATACTATCGAGGGTGTCATCAACATCAACAAGAACACAACTAGCGAATTGTCTAAGTGGCGTCCTAACGCCTGCCATAATGGGGGTAGGGATGTTGATTTTGTGTTTGGAGATTGCGTCATAATACCTCTTGACGTATGACATTCTTGTGTCTTTGGGATATTCGGCAAAGATTGTCAAGGCAATCATCATGTACATGAACTGCGGAGTCTCATACACTCCACCTGAACTACGATCCTGAACCAGATACTTATCAACAACCTGGCGAAGTCCAGCGTAAGTAAACAGATAATCTCGATCATGATCAAGGTAAGAATCTGCACGAGCAATTTCTTCTTGGGAATACTTTGTATAGATGTCATGATCATATACTTCTGCAGAAACACAATCTATAATATGTTGTTCCAGAGGAGGAAGATCTTTCATCTTCCCATAAAGTTGTTTACGAACTGCAAACAGAAGCAGTCGAGCTGCAACATACTGATAGTTGGGGTGGTCTAGATCAATAAGGTCAGAAGCAGAACGAATCAGAATCTCTTGAATTTCAGCAGTGGTAATGCCATCATAAAACTGAATGCCTGATGTCATCTCAACTTGACTCGCAGAGACCCCTGCAAGACCCTTACATGCCTCTTCAACCATCAGATGCATCTTCTCCAGGTCAAGAGACTCAATTCTCCCATCACGCTTTTTAACTTTGGTGCCGTTGCTCATATTTTCTTCCAGGTGGTAAATTTAAGTTTTGCTTCTAAACCAGAATATGTATTCGATTCTATCACAGACTGAACATCAAGTCCAGTGAGAACCATATCATTGATGTCCTTTTCCCTTATACCAGGTGGCCAAATAACGATTCTTTCTCCTGCATCGATTGTGTGGGATATGCGGGATACAATTTCTCGATTTCGTGGTTCGTTATCATAGATCCACACAGGATTGTTAATACCCCACTTACTAAGATCACCGTCAGCTCCACACAAAGCAATCGAGTTTGAAACGAAAGTTGAGTCAAATGGTCCTTCTGTAACATAAACTGTGTTCTCTTTTTTGATATCGTCGAGTCCATAAATCTTTGGTGCATCATCAAAAAGCATAACAGTGATGTATTTATTTGGTGATGGACCAAGTGCTCTACCTTGAAAACCGATGAGGTCCTTTTGATAATACAGGGGTATTATAATACGAGACTCTTCGTAATCTGTAGTTGCAAATGTCTTCTTAAGCGAGTTAGCAAACTGCTTAAACTTTTCTGCAAAATAAAACTTCTTTGGGTCAAGTTTACGCTTCTCAAGATAGGTTCTACCGCGTTCTACTTCAGAACATAAAGGGAGAACAATCTTGGTTTTAAATACAGGTTTCTCAAAAACAAACTCAGGTTCATCGGTAATAAAGTTTCTTCCCGTATGGCCTTCCTTGAACTTTTCAAACGTGTATTGTTTATACGTTGATGAATCAATCTCCTTTAAGAAGTTATTGAAAGAAATATTGACTCCACAGTTATGACACTTGAAGTTTGTGTTGTTCTTAACTTGATATAGATATCCCCGTGCTTTGTTTTTGTTTCTCTGAGAATCTCCACAGATAGGACAACGAAAATTATAAAGATTATTCTTTACTTTTTTGAATTTTTGTAGTCGCGTAGAAATCAAATTGATGTATTTTACATCAACAAAATCCATGATCAAACTCTATAATTTCTCTGCTCCATTATAGAACTTTGATTGCTTGGTGTCAAGATCTTGACAACATTTGTGTTCATTAAAAAAGTCAGGCAAGCGATTGCCCCAATAGCCATCCAGACACGCTTCTCTACTGCCTGTACTCGTGACACAATGCTGTCATAATCCCGGTCAGTCTTATCACGGAGTTTGTCAATTTTTGCAAAGAGTATACTGTCGGTTTCTTCTTGCTTAGTGATTCTTTCTTCATGTACTGCGAGCATCTTACTCACATTACTATTTACTTCACTAAGTTTTTCAATGGCATTATCAATACGTACAACAATATGCTTTAGGTCTTCGAGTTTCTGTCCTAGTAGTGCGACTTTAATTTCTTCGGCCATTGGAGGATTTTAAGTGGTCTAACCATTTTTTTCTACTACCGACTCCACCTTTTGCATATTTTCTTCTTGTCATTCCCATCACAGGATCGAAACCAGCAGTTGGTCCCTTTGGATCTGCAGAACCACTAAAACCACCAGAGCCTCCAGGTGCATTTGCAACCATCTGCTCTCTAATCATTTGAATAATTTTATCAATCCTTTCCATCTTTGTTGTAAATCCTCTGAAGTTGTGACAAACACTCTATATCAACAGGAATGTCATGAAGATAACACTTTGGATATTCTGGAAGTTTATTCAGAAAAATAATAAAAGTTTTCAGTGATGTCCAAAGTTCTTTTTCGATTTTAAAAAACAGCATAGGAGTTGCTGCCTCTCCAAATATATTATAGAGAATGATAAAATGATTAAGTAAAAGGTGAGTTTTTAACTCACCAGTATTCTTATACTTTTTCAGGAGTCTTTTAATATACTTGAAG